CATTGAAGTTTGCCGCCAAAAGATCCGTCTGACGGAAATCCTTTATCTGCAGCGAAATTTGCCACCGCATCATTTTCATTAAAATTTTCTAAATAATTTTGAACAGATGCTAGTTGAAGTTCAAAGCCCTCTAAGTCATCCTCCTCGATAGGCTCCATCTTCATTAAACCATTTTTATTTAAATCAAATTTTAAAAATAAGAATTCCGAAGTTCTGTTAACATATTCTGGAAATAAATGTTTTACCGCCAAACAATACATATAGTCTTGAAGGTTATCTTCTTTTTCTTTCCCTTCAAACATTTTCTTACTAGTTTTGTAGTCTCGGATGATAGCTATCTTCTTGTCTTTGTATAAAAAGAGTTGGTCAATAAACCCACGAATATGGTAACCGTTTTGTTCTATTTCAAAATCTAGTTCGGCATGAGCTTCATCTGGAACCCCTAAATCCTCTCCGTGGAAATTGCAACTAAGGCCATTTAAGATCATCTCTTTGATCATAGTCATGTTGTCTTCATCTGTTACTCCTAGTTCGGTAGCGTCAGACATAATTAAATCTTTTACAGCCTTAGAAGCGAAAGGATCTTCAGCTTTTACGACTTTATTAAATTGTGTTTTAGTTTTTTGTTTTGATAAAAACTCAAAGACATTATGGCACACAGTTCCGCGTCTAGCGCCATCATTATTAGTGTCTGGTAACTTTTGCTTGTATTTTGTCCAATAGATCCAACTGCAGGATTGCGCCGTTTTAATACGACTTGCTGATAATTTAACTTCCATTTAGTGTTTTTATTAATTTTTTGCAGTGTGTATTTTTCGACAATTTATCGTTTGATTTTATTTTCTTTAATACATACTCTTGAAATTTACTGTCCCCGAGACTCCATTTGTCTTTTCGTTCATACCATTTTTTAAAATTCTCTAACATAGCCGTGTCACACTCTAGCATTTCGCCAAAATCGTTACATACGGGAGGATTAATTTTAATTAGGGATAGATCAAAAACAGAGGAAAGTTTAGCCGCGACCTTGATTGAGGCCAGAGCGCCAGTATTCTCATCTTTACTGTTGTCGTTATTTGTCGCAACAATAATTCTCTTTAAATCAAAAGAATTTAGATAGGAGATTATTTTCGCAGAAATGTCTAACCCAGCCAACATTAGAACGTTGTCGTGACCAGCTTCATAAAGAGCCATACAATCACCAATACTTTCAACTAGTATAACTTCTTCTTTATCCTCTATATTGGAATGTGAAAGGTGGTGTGGGTAAACCCAGTTTGTTTTGCGGCCCATGTGTTTCCATTTTGGAATATGTTCATCATTGGTGACAGAGCGACCAGAAAAACCATGAATTTGGCCGTCTAAGTCGTAAATAGGGAATACTATCCTGCGGTACATCTTGCCGCCACCAGCGTAACCACATTTAAACTTATCTTGCGTATTAGAAGATACACCCCTTTTTTCATAAAAGGTTTTCATCGGCAAAAGTTTTTCTAAATAAGACTCTGGGTAAATTTTTTCCATTTCTATTACTTCTTCTTTTGGAGTGAATGATTCTTTTTGATTTGGGTTGTTTATTAAATATTCTTTAAGAGCTTTAGGGTCTTCTGTTTTTAATGTTTCTTTTACTAAAGCTGCAAATGGTTTTGCTTGTTCATCTCCGCCAAAATCCCTCCAAACCCCAGAATCTTTATATATAATAAGAGAAGTGTTTGTTTTTCCATTTCGAAAAATAGCGCGAGTTCTCCAGTGAGAACCGCAATCTTGGAGACTGTAGCCTAATTTTTCTAAGGAGCTTCTGTATTCGTTCATAGATCTTCAAAGGATGGAATGTCTGAAGCCTCACTTCCGACTAGGTTGCCTCCACTATTTCTAAAGTCAACAATATCTCTTAAATCTCCACACTCTGTAATATTAAAATTTTTAAACGCAAGATTAATAAAGTTCTTTCGAAGGTTGTCATCTACTTGAACGGGTTCAATAGCTCCAGCTATGTCTTTTCCAAGGTGTCGAGACTTGACATTAATTAGTTTGTGTGTCCCAAATTGTGGACCCTCCTCTGCGACTTCATCATTTGTTTTTTGACGTAGAATAAACATATGTGAGCAGAATTGGGTGATGCGGTCAGACAAAGAAACAATGGATTCATCATCGACAATATTAGCGCTCTGCCTATTTGTTGTAATACCACTTCTATTAGATTGCACAGAAGTAATCATTGGTATTACTGGATTACCATCTTCTAGTATCTCCTTTTGGATGCATTTTTTGAATTTGTCCACCATTTCTCCGACAAGCTGCCATTCGTTTTTGTTACCACCACCACTATCGGATGATGTTTTAATATAATCAAAAGAGAAAATCATTTTATTCCCGCGCCCAACCGTTGAGTAGTAAAATCTTTTTAAAGTATTTATCATTGAATCTACATCCATGCCGCCGACATTATAATAGTAGAATTTTAAATTTTTAACTTTCTGCCATACAGCTCGTACTTTTTGTACGGTTTCTGCTCCAGCCTCTCTCCATCTACCGCTTTCAAGAAGATATGATGGGACGCCAGATAAGGCAGCACACTGACGAATGATTAACTCCTCCTTGCTCATTTCCCCGTTATCAAAGTGAAGCACTGGGACATCATACTTAGCAGACACTTTTGTAGAATAATCCATGCAATACTGAGTCTTACCCACACCAGATCGAGCCACAATGACGGTAATATTTCCTGGTCGCAAAAGAGATCCATAAATATCATTGATCTTTTCATGAGGACCCATCATCCCAAACTCTTCTAGTGGGTTGTTACCTCTTTCTTCAATAAACCCCTCCATTTGTTCAAAAATGTTTTCTGGGATGTCCGCCCCGACTTCGAACATGTTAATATTTTCGTTATAAATTTGATCAGCAGATTCTATGATCTTCAAATATGGCATATCCGCAGAGATGCTCTTCATGGAGTCTGATATCTTTTTTGCAGTCTTGTTTATTTCTCTGCGGACACTATATTTTTTTAGTTCCTTGATGGAGGACTCGATCTTTTCCTCTGAGTGTATTTTGCGCATAGAGAGGGATCTGACATAATCAATAAGAGAGATATCCTCTTCAAACTTTATCCCTAAATCTCTAATTCTCTGCACTAAAACAATATCGTCAATTTGCTCATCTTGTTCGCATGCTCTCTTTAAAACAGCAAAGAGTGTTCTGTGCAATAATGAGTTATCGTAAAAATCAGACTCCCCAATGAGGTGTATGAAATTGAACAGGACTTTTGGCTTCTGAATAAATGCTGCCAAGACTTGTTTTTCGATTTCTAGACTATATATCATATACAACGCATAATACATACGTTGTCGGTTCTGTCAAGGGCTAATCTAACTCTTCTTCAAAAACATTTTGAGAATATTCTTGAATATAACCTTCAATAGATTTTATCAAACCAGACTCTGTTATTTGAGATTCACAACTTGTATAAACAATTGGTACGCCGTCTTCGTTGCAATACGCTATAATGAAACCTTTGTAGCATTCNGCGCCACCAGTCAACTCATATAATTGATCAAGAATCTTCTTTGGTAGTTCAAATTGCTTAAATTTAGGTTTATCCATATAATTTATTTTACACTACCCCAAAAGCTTTGCGAAAAATTCTTCTGACAATTTGTCATCTGGGTATATTTGTAGCAATTCTATCCCATTTATCTCGCAGAAATCCATTTTTTTGTCATCCCTACGTATTTGACTTAAAAAATTAGCCCTAGTTTTATGAAAAAACTCCACAAACTTGAGGTGTTGAGCGCCCTGCACCTCTATAGCTATGCCTTTTGTATGGTTATAAAAATCTAAAGAGAGCTGTGTCCCAACCACTTTAAATTCTTCATATACAGCGTCGTATTTCCAGTATTTATAGAGATATTTTCTTACTTCAGCTTGAAATTTACTGCGGCACTTACCATTCCACTTAATTTTGTACCTGTGCGCGTTTCTTATAGCTTTTTCTTTGCCGTACAGGGTTTTAAATTTCATAAAAGTAACTCACCAATTTGAGCTTCTACGAGAGGTTTGGCGAGTATTGTTAGGGTTATTTATACCAATTCTGTTATATTGGATTTAAAATAATTTATTAAAAATTCAGATAAACTTTTATTTTCTTCAATAAAATTAAAGACATTAGCTTCTCCGTGAATTTTTTCTGGGATATCTGAGCAATAATCCTTAACTAGTTCTTTAAACTCTTCACCAACAGTGATCCAAGCACCCTTTTTGGTGACGAACTCCCACATATACAATAAGTCGATGATCTCCTTCTCTACCCAAATTGATGTGCCACCAGTTCTTCCGTAGCGAATTGGGTAAGGAACTGTGTTATTTGTCTTCTCGTTGGGGGATTTTTTAATAGTAGCTTTTGCCCAGTGGCCAATAATTGGATTTGTTTTGGGGCAGGGTATTTTTTTAGATGCATCTTGTAGAATCCAATCTCCTCTATATCGGGGTTCAAACTCAATAATATAATTAGCAAAGTGAAGTAAGGCATTACCTCCAGTTGCGGATGTCTGACGCACAGGAGCTTTTGAGTATGGGTCAATCTTGATGTCTGCCCTCACTTGGCTGATAAAGATAGCTATATGGCCTCTTTT